ATGACACGTTTTCTTCTTTTAGGTGCCGCCCTGCTGCTCGGGAGTACGGTGGCCACCAGTGCCCCGCCGCCCAAGCATGACTTGGTCAGTTACATCGACCAGGCTCAGGACCAGTTTAGCCAGCAGCTAGAGGTGCATTTCACCGAGCAGGCCACTGTCGACAGCCCCAGCGTGAGCACCCTGGTGCCAGCGGCCGCAGCGCCCACCCGGCTCTACCAAGTGGCCGAAGGCGCTAAATTCCGGACTTATCACAGTAAGCAGCTGCGGTACCGGAGTAGGTGGCACAAGATTCAAGGCCGCTGGTACAAGTTTTATCACCTGCCCGGACGAAAACGGCCCCTGCCCAGGGCGGATAATAAGGCAGAATCAGATCGAATCGGCTAAAAACTGCCACTGAATCTGCCACTGACAAATAAAAAAGGCCTCTAGCGTTGCGCTAGAGGCCTTTTTGGTGGTCGTATAAGTAAACGGACCGGCCGGCACAGTACAGCAAAAGGCGGTAAAAGGTGGCAAGATATGGCAAACACGTCGGCTTTATACCGTTTGCTATTTACCATGCTTTACCGCGCCGTGCCACGCCTTGCCGCCATCCGTCACACACCATTGCCTTCGGTGTGCGACGCGCGTAATTGTTGGAAGGCGCTTTTCGTTGCTGCGTGCCGCTTCGGTTCCCGGCTCTTGGCATAGCGCCGGGTGGTCTGAATAGCGGAATGGCCCATGCTGTTTTGTACCTGGCCCAGGTCGGCGTTGCCGTCGAGCAGCAGCGTGCCGAAGGTATGCCGTGCGACGTGGCAGGTAATGAATTCCCAGTAAGGGCCGCGCCGCTCAATGCGGTGAGGGCCGCGCATGCGTACCTGCAGGATAGGACGGTCCAGTCCGGCTTCCTTGGCCACAAGCTTGATGGAGGTATTGATTTCCGTATTGGCTGGTACGCGCAGGTTTCCTTCGTAGCGCTGCCAGATTTCCAGGGCTACCTCATCCAGGGCTACGCGCACTTTGGTTTTTTTACGCCGGCCCTTGTGCTGCACATATTCTAGGATGTACTCGCCATGGTCGAATACTACATCAGTAGGCTGCATCGAGCGCAGGTTGCTGTAGCGTGGACCCGTGAAGCAGCCGAACACGAAAATATCCCGGATGTGGCCCAGGTGCTCAGTCGGCATCGGAGCATGATAGAGCTGCATCACCTCATCGAAGCGGAGAGGTTCGATTTCCACTTCATAGGTGTACTCATCCGTCAGCCAGGCAAAAGGGTGGCCGGCGAACTTGAGCAGCTGGCGCAGGGCCTGCACGTAGCGGCCCACCGTGTTGCTCTCCAAGCCGATGCCACCATCCCGGCGCACGGCTTCTTCAATTAGGTATTCACACCATTCCTCGACCAGGTTCGAGCGGCGGGTTTTGGGGTCAGGCAGTATATCCTCCAAGGTGGTGCCCGGCCGGAAGGTTTCCCAATGGGTCACCATGGGATCTACCTTGCGCAGGTAGTTGGCCGAATGCCGCGCCTTATAGAAGCTCTTCCACTCAGCCGCCACATCGGCAATGGTAGGCAGCCCAGCGGGTGCCGAGTCCTGAGCAGGAGAGGTGCCAGCCTGGGTATCCTTGTCCTGGGCAAGTATCAATTCCCAGAACAGCTCAGGCGTCAGCGTCTGTTTCTGCAGGCGCGCCTTCTCCAGCACGTCGCCGGCCCACTCTTCCAGGCGGTTGAGACGGCTGTTTATCTCGTGGGCCTTGGTGTCTTTCTTAACTCGCTGCTTATCGGTGAAGTGGGCCGGGTCGCACTTCTTGCCCGTGCTCTTGCGCAGCACCAGGGTTTCCGAGCGGTATGCACCGGGTTGCTCTGGGAAGCGGATTTCCATGTAAATAGCCCGCTTCGGACTATTCGCATAAACCTTGCTGTGGAGGTAGAAACGGACGGTCATTTATTTATAAATCGGACCCCGCTTTTTTAGCTGCAGCTTTCGCATCTTCCTCCTTCTGCTTTGCTATTTCAACACTGGAAAAACTAACTGTAGTATCATGTGTCACACTATTTTCATCATATGTGCCGTTCACTTTATTACCAAACCAATAGTAGTTCTCCAGATAGCGGTTGCTTTTATAGCCACTCCCGTATTGAGTTTCTAATGCAGCAAGTACTTTGCGGCTATCTACTATGCCCTTAATTCGAACAACCACATAGTGTAATTTTCCCTTGTAAAATCCGTAAGTGATGCTATGCAAATCTGCGTCACCAATCTTCAGATTCTCATCGGTTTTTGTGTAGTACTTAGTGTCTCCGCTCTTTTCTACCTCTTTGAGACCAGGAATGGTGCTGACATCATCACCAAAGTGATAAGTTCGAAACCCATTTTTATCATCCAGAGCCGCCAGTTTTGCATCCTTCTTTTTGGCATCAGCTAAAACTGTGTTGATGCTTTCCTGTACGGAAGGCTCCAAGTTGCTTTTTCTGGTGAAATAAACTTTGTTTTTAAATTCAACAGCCAGCCATTTTGGCGAGGAAGTCGTGCCAACGACGTAGTAAAAAGGCGGCGTTTTGCCGGTATTTTCTATTGTAGGGGTGCCAGCCGTGTCGCTAAGGGATTTAAACAAGCCAACCTTTTCAATATTTTCCTTTCTATTAAGGAAACGTAAATCACGCTCGGTTTTGGTGTATTCTTGGGCGACCAGCGTTAATGGTGCCGACAAAAGGGATAGGCAGAGCAGGTGCTTAATCATGGTATAAAAAGGGTGGGTGAAACAATTAGTTCTTAATCTTCAGCAGGCATAAAAGTGGCTTCACCTACCTTCCACATGCAGTTGATGTCGCCCAGCGTGATTTCCATTTCATCGCCATTGTTGTCGCTCTTCAGGCGTAGGATGCCGTTCACGTTATTTACGATGCGCTTAATGATGAACATCTCACTGCGCAGAGCTATAGCGTGCACGCCCAGGGCATGTTGCCAGTTGCCGTCGGACACGGGCCGCACGACGTGGCAGCTGCGCTCGGGGTAGCGCGGGGCCATGCTGTTGCCGCGTACCTCCAGCACCACGGCGCCGGTGTAGTCGACGCCGGGCTGTTTGACAATGCGCACGGTGTCGAAGTCGCCGTAGTTGCGGTCGTGGCAGCTATTGGTAAAAGAGCCGTAGGCGGATGGGATAATAAAGGGGAGTTCTAGGAGTTCCTGTAAGGAGGTGTCTACAAACACGAAGTTGCTTTCTGGGTGAGGGTCGGCTGGCTTCGAGTTCTTGCCAGTCTCTATGTATTCCGGTGTGGTTTTATATGCAGCAGCAAATTTCTTCAGCACGGAAGGCTTGATGTATATGGTATCATTCTTCTCAATCTTACTGATCTGAGAGAATGCCAGCCCAACCGCTTCCGCCGCTTCTCTAAGCGTCAACTCTGCCTGTTGCCGAAGGCGTTTCATCCGTTCACCGCGGACGTTGGTTGTGTCTATTGCTGTCATAATGGACACTAAGTAGCACAAGACTACACGTCACTACAAATATTTTGTCCTCATGTGTAGCTTTGTTTCCAAAAGTGTCGTATACTTGTCATATCAATTCACCTATTACCGCGCCATCATGGTCGACACTTCTCAAACCAAAGCAACAGACACGACATACCATGTCCGGTGTCTCGGGTCTGCAAAGCTGCGCCAAGCGCTGCAAAACGAGCAAGCCAGAAGGTTTTTACAAACAGGTCAAAAGGTCAATGTCATGGACATTGCCTCTGAATGGCTTGAGGAAAAAGCTAGCCAAATGGCAGCTTAAAAAATTTATCCTGTTTGTTTCCTTTTGTTTCCAATAGTTTCCATTATTCTACTTTTTCACTCATCACAATGACTTCCCCCGTAACCAATCAACACCTCACTGCTGCCCCCGGTGGTGCCCAGCAAAACCCGCACTGGGTACAGATGCTGGAAATCAATGCCCGCGCTCAGGCAGATGCCGAAGTTCTGAACCGGCGCTACGTCCAGAGCCCGAAGCAGACCCAGGGCCTCAACTACGATGACCGCCTGCATGTGCGCCTAGGCTGCGGCAAGACCAAAGCCTACGAGCTGCTGAATGCCTATACCAATGGCCAGCAAGGTGGCCTGCGCCATCAGCGCATCGGCAATAAGTACATCGTGACCGAGCAGGCAGTACGCGAGTGGTTCGGTGATTTCGGAATGCAGGCTTCTAGCAGCAAGGCAGCCTAATGAAACTGCATTACACCACCCCGGCCCCAACCAGCGAACTGCCCGCCACTTCTACTGGGAAGCCCTGCATTCGGGACTACTCAGAACTGGTAACCAAGATAGTACCCGAGCCTGTGGCTCAGTTGGTGCCCCTGCCTGAGCTGCGCCGCCGCCTCTCCGAAGTAGTCCGCAAGGATAAGCGCTATGCGGAAGAGGCCCCCATCTACCTCCAGAACGAAACCAACCGCCGCGCTGCCTTCGATGGCGCCCACCTCCGCTAACTGCCATGCACTTCCTCTCCACCGCCGCCATTAACCCTTCCCTGGTGCTACTCCCTTCCCGGATGCTGGCCCGCACGGCCTGCGAGTTCTGGCTGAGCAATCCACTGCTGATAATCCAGCATACTGCCCTGGTTGAGGAGCGCACGGAGCAATACCCTGGCTGGTCGGAAGCAGAGCAGCGCAAGCTAGCTACCCGCCTTTCCACGGCTCGGGACAAGGCCAAGAACATCGTTCCGGTAAAGCCTGCCCAGCCGCCCATGTCGGAACTGCTAGCCGAGCTGGACGCCCACGAGACGGTGATTGAGGAGAGTGAACTGCGGCAAGCCCGGCACCTGGCCATGACGTGCCACCCCTTAGAGCGCAGCTGGCTGCTAGCTCACTTCCGCTCGGTGCTCAAAGCCCGCCTCGTGGTGATGGAAGAGCAGCATGAGCAAGACGAGGAACAGTACGAAGAAGCCGCCTAATCAACCCATTACACCCTCATCACTCAGACTCATGCAGAACTCAACCAAGGTGCCGAAGATGTCGGCCGCCGGCTCGATGCAAGATATCCGGGATGCGGCCCGCGCCGCGGCTATCCGGGCCAACAGAATAACGGTGGTAGTGATGGTCAGCCTGCTGCTGGCCCAGGCCTGCCACCGCAAAGCCTTCACCCAGAGCTCGGGCACGAAGCACACCCGGCCCGCCTGGAAGCGCACCAGCCTCAACATGCTGGACAAGGAGCAAGCCAACCCTTCCCGCCTCTAAAACAAACGAGGGCTGCGCCCGGCATGGCGCAGCCCTCATTAAACCTCTTAATCACAAAAGGTCATCACACGGCACAAAGTTATGCAAACCAAAGAACAACTAGAAACATTCCGGAATCTGTGCAAAGCCAACGGGCTGGGTAAAACTGATGTATGGCAGCACAAACAGTCCGGTAACTGGATCATCGGCCGGGCCGGCATTGAGAAAATCCAGGGCCTGAACAACATTCAGATCGGCATCGAGCTGGCTGCTGCCGGTGTGGACTTCGCCGTGGTCAAGGCCTCCGCCGCCCGCACCGTGGAGCGCAAGAAAATCAAAGTAGAGTCGCTGGGCTCGGCCAACGCCAAGAACAGCCAGGTGAGCTACTACGCCGAGATGGCCGAGAAGCGGGCCAAAAGCCGCAGCATCCTGATGCTGATGGGCTTCTACGAACTGGGGGTGTACGGGGAAGAGGAGTCCGACGAATTCAAGCAGTCCAAGAATGTGGGTGCGCCTACGCTGGATGATGTTGAGGCCGCGCCCACTGCGCGCCCTATCCAGCCGGCCGCCGCACCCGTGGCCACGCCGCCGGCTTCAACAACCCCTACTCAACCCGCGGCACCCGCCCAAAAAGTAGTAGGTCACACAATGCCCCAGGATGATAATATGGGAGAGCCTGTGCCTGTCTACGGTGTAACTGCTGAACAGCGTAAGCGCCTGCTCCAGCAGCTGGAAAGCCCACTTATCACCGAAACCGAGCGCACCAAGTCGACGGCCCGCATTGATTCGCTTACGGAGCGGGAAGCTACGGACGCCATCGTGAAGATGGAAGGCATCCTGGCCTGGCGCGCGGCCAGCAATGAGCTCTACGAATTCGCCAAGATGAATGAGCCCGAGTTGGGCCAGGCTGAAACCGGACGCCTGCTGGCCCTGTGCAAGGATACCAGCGTCACCGCCGAGGCCCTGCTGAAGGAAAAGGAGTTGGGCCTGGCCTACCTGGCTGACGAGGCCACGCTGCCCCTGCCCAGCCTGGAAGATGCGCGGCAGAACCTGCGCGGCTTTGCCGACGACAACGCTGCCAAGCTGGGCTCGGTCGAATATGACCGCCTCGTGAAACGCTCCCAGGCCAAGACGGCCAATGCCGAGGAGCTGGTGCAGGAGCTGGTTGACGCGCAAGCCCGCCTGCAGCCGATTGCTGCCTAGTTCACATGCCCCGCTGCCGCTGGTGGCGGGGCTTTCTCGTGCCAATTCCAACGCATTGTACTCATGGAGGTTAATAGCAATTCTAGAATATTCAGGGGGGGCATTACTTCCGAAGAGAGGAAGCGCAACCGGCTGAAGTACCTGCGCCGCCGGCTTCGTCTCTTCCTGCCTGCCGTCAACATGACGCTCGATACGCAGGTGCGGCGCATCAACGTTCCGTACGATTTCCAGCCGGAGTTGCTTCCGGCGAAGGCGCAGCCTTACTGGCGGGAGCTCGTGCAGAAGTACGGGTATGTGGCTCAGGTTTTCATCTCCTAGCAGATGGCTAAGAAGTCCACCGCCAGAAAGGCCCCGTTGACCAAAGAGCAGTGCTTGCCACTGCTGGGCACCTATGTCAGTAGCACAGGCGGCATATTCTTGGCTGCCTGGCAGGATGGTGGTTTCGGGTTGTACCGATTGCCGATGACAGGTGCAGGGCAAAGCAAGCACTTGAATTGTGCCCACGCCTTCAAGCGCTTACTTGGCTTTGGTGCCTTTACGCTGGTGCCGAGTGAGGCACTCGTGGTGCCAGATCCACAGCCGATGATACCGGCTGCAGCTTTGCCCGCTGCAGCCTTGCCAGCTCAGCCCTTATCCACCCTTCACTTCCTGGCCGACTTCACGGCTATCGACCTGGAATTCCAGGGCACGGACCTACTCGAATTGGCGGCCATTCGCTACCAAGACTGGAAACAGGTGGGCCAGGTGAACTCCTTCGTTCGGTTCCGTGGGCCCATTAAAGGCATTGTGTCCAGCCTAACCGGCATTACCTCGGCCGATGTATGGAATGCTCCCGAGGAAAGGGCCGTGCTGCGTCAGTTCAAGGCCCTGGCCGGCGACTCCCTGCTGGTGTGCCACAACCTGAGTGCCGACCGGCGCATCCTGGAAATTGCCCGCACCCGCCAGGGCGCGCCCGCTCCTTTGCCCAACGAATGGTTTTGCACGCTGGCCCTTTCCCGCCAGCGGCTACCCACTGCACCCAGCCATAAGCTAGGCGACCTGTGCACCAGCTTTGGTATTGCTGCTCATGGCGCCCACCGGGCCCTGCGTGATGTCGAAATGTGCGCCGGCCTGCTCCAGCGCCTGCACCAAATGGAACCCATCAACGGGCCGCTGGTGGCCAAGGCCAAAGGCAAGAAGGCCGCGGCTGGTACCCCCTCACTCTTTGAAGCTGCCGCCTGATGAGTGCCCAACGCTTTCTCCACGCCGACGGCCCTACTGCTTTGCCCTCGCTTACCATCCCGACTACCCGCCCTATGCTTCCGATTCGTCAGCACCTGAAAACCTCCCCCCTAAAGCCCGGCCCCAAAGCTGTGCTGATGGAGGTGTGTGAGTTGCACGAAAATGGCAAGAAGGGCGCCTGCTTCATCTCCAATACCGAACTGGCCAAGAGCCTGGGTATTTCCCTCAAGACAGCAACGCGCACCATCCAGGCGCTGGTTGCGGGTGGGCTGCTTACTTCCCGTGTAGTGGAGGCCGAAGCCAACCGCCGTTACCTGGCACCAACTGCCCCTGTTCGGGCCTGCTACATGGGGGGTGACATTGCAGCGCAACTCTTGGCTGCGTCCAATTTGACTATAGTCAGAAGTAGCGACGATGAAGAGCTGACTATAGTCAAAAGTGAATCTGACTATAGTCAAAACGGTACCGTGACTATAGTCAAAAATGACCCTGACTATAGTCAAAACGCCTCGCGCGTATATGGAGACAATCAGGACAAGCATTCTACAAGCAAAGAAGAAGTAGAAGCGCTGCGTGCCACCCTCGCCGCCGCCGAAAAAAAAATAGAGGCATTGCAAAATGAAAATGCCACGCTGACGGCTAGCCTGGAAACCGTTACTCACCAGCGCGACCAACTTCGCCACACGCTGAAAGCCCAACCCACTACCGGGAATACCCGGGGGGCGGGGCCCGCGGCCCCCGCAGCCGATCCGCACAAGGTGCCCTTTGCTCAGAGCCGCCACGCCACGCCCGAGGGCTTTGCGAAGCTGGCCACGGCCCTGAACTACGGGGCGGCCAGCTATGCCCACTACCGCCCGCAAATGCTGGTCAAGGCTGGCGATGAGCTTCGAGACGAGAAGGGCTGGCAAAACTTCGTGCAGCGCTACCTGACCAATGATGCCAACTCGGAAACCGGACTTGTGACCAAGGTGGCTAAAACGCAACCATCAGCCGCTGGCCGCGACTACGCCGCCCAGCAACAGCAACAACTTCAAAAAGACTACCTGTAATGGAATCTCCTAAGAATTTCAATCACGTTCCCCCACACGCCGACGATCTGGAGTTGGCCGTCCTGGGTGCCATGCTGGTCGACGCCGACGGCCTGCGCATGGCCATGGGCCTGCTCGGTACCACCGAGGAAGTCTTCTACCAGATGCCTCACCGCTTGCTCTTCCGTAGCATGGTGCGCCTCTTTACCGCCGGCCGGGCGGTGGATGCCGTTAGCCTGCACCTGCGCCTGGGCCAGGATGGGGCACTGCCCAAGTACGGCGTAATGGATGCCTACGAAGGTATTGTGCAAAGTGTCAGCACCTCGGCTCACGTCGAAACCCATGTGCTCCAACTGCTCGAGCTCTACACCAAGCGCCGCATGGGGGATATCGGCCGGCTGCTCGTCTCGAAGGCCTACGACTCCATGCAGGATTCTTTCGAACTGCTGACTGAGGCCCAGCAGCTGCTCAACTCGGCCCATGCTGTCCTACAGCTCAAGCGGCCCCAGGCGGTAGGGGAGGTGTACGACTCCATCATCGATGATATCGTACGGGCCACCCAGCAAACGGGTGGGCTGACCGGGGTGCCTTCTGGCCTGAGCCTGCTCGACCGGCTGACCGGCGGCTGGCAGGATTCCGACCTGGTGGTGATTGCGGCTCGCCCCGGCATGGGCAAAACCAGTCTAGTGCTGTCCAACGGGGTCTTTGCAGCGAAGGCAGGCTACCCGGGGGCTATCTTCTCGCTGGAGATGGGCCTGCGCCAGCTGGTGCGCAAGATGATTGCCTCGGAGGCGGGCTATACCACCCAGCAGCTACTCAAGGGCAAGCTCGACGGGGGGCAGGAAGAGGCCGAAGCCATTCGCCAGCGGGCCAGCGCACTCAAAGCCATCGGCCTCTACATCGATGACACGGCCTCGCTGAGCCTGGGTGAGTTGCGGGCCAAGGCCACCAAGCTCAAGGCCGAGCACGGCATCCGCTGGATTGTGGTGGACTACCTGCAGTTGATGACGGCCCCCGAGGTGAAGGGCAACCGGGAACAGGAAATCAGTGCTATCAGCCGTGGCCTGAAGAAGCTGGCCAAGGAACTGAACATCCCCGTCATTGCCCTTTCCCAGCTCAGCCGCTCGGTCGAGCAGCGTGGTGGCGACAAGCGGCCCATGCTCAGTGACCTGCGCGAATCGGGCGCCATTGAGCAGGATGCCGATATGGTCATCTTCCTCTACCGGGCCGAGTACTACAAGATCCTGGAGGATGATATGGGCAATCCCACCAAGGACACAACCGAGCTGATTGTGGCCAAGCATCGCAACGGTAGCACGGCGGTCGGTGATGAGGCCCTAATCGTGTCGTCGAAGATGGCCTTTGGCCGCTACTCGGATCTGAACGAAAGCCCAGCCCCTGCTGGGGAGCGGCCCTTCTACGACAAGGAAACCAAGCAGACGGTGCAGCTGGGCAAGCTGCCGGCCAGCAAGTTCGAGGAGGAAGTTGATATGCCTTTCTGATGGAAGCTTACTCCCCCGAAATGGCCCAGTGGGTAGCCAAGGTGCTACGCAAGGCCAGCCCCAAAGACTTCGAGAACCTGCGCAAATACTACCAGCAGCGCGGCGGCCCAGGCCTGGAGCTGGTGCAGGCCGAAGAGGAATACCGCAAGTATAAACGGGCAGCCTGATGACTATCGGACAATCTATTCTCGCCGGCCAGACTTGTCCCTACTGCGAAGGCCAAAGCGCCCTGGTTGATACCAGCGTCCTGTATGGTGGCAACGCCACGGGCAAGCACGCCTACCTCTGCCAGCCCTGCTGGGCCTACGTGGGCTGCCACCCCGGCACTACTGTCGCACTGGGCACCCTGGCGGATGAAGACTTACGCACCTGGCGCAAGCACACCCATCAGCTTTTCGATACGCTCTGGCGGGGGCCTGGCTCCTCGAGGAGCAGAACCCAAGCCTACCAGTGGCTGGCCGAGCAGCTTGGCACCAAGCCTGAGCACACGCACATCGGCATGTTCGATGAGGAACTATGCCAATGGACCCTGCATCTGGTGCAGGCTGAAATCCAACAACGTCAACTTTCTACTTCCAACTCTTAACTCTCCATCATGGAAACCCCCTCAAAATTCGAAGCCTGGGCCATTCTCGAAATCATGGGCCACGTCAAACTCGCTGGCAAGGTCAGTGAAACCACCATTGCCGGCGCGCCCCTGCTGCGTGTCGATGTGCCGGCTACCGACGTGCATCCAGAATTTACCCGCTTCTATGGGGCCAGCTCTATCTACTGCCTGACGCCGGTATCGGAAGAGGTGGCCACGCTGGCAGCGAAGCGGATGACGGTGAATCCCATCAACGTCTACATGCCCGAAATCCAGCCGCTGAAGCAACTGGCTGCCCGTCGGGATGATGAAGAGGCGGAAGAAGAATGTGAGCAATGTGGGTGGGCGCAGTCGCGCTGCAACTGCATGTGATGAGTGCCATCACCAAAATCAAAGCGCGCCTGCGCACCGAGCACACGGAGGGGCTGCCGCGTTTGCTGCGACTCTATGCCCCCGATGCCGAGGCCCGCAAACTCATCCAAGCCGAAATCCGCCACCGACAGCAGCTGGCGGACATCAAAGCCAAAGTTCAACGATACCGCAAATGAAAGTCCCCGCTATTGAAATCCTGAAAGAAGCCTTCGATGAACTAAACGAATGGCAAGAGCACACCAGTACACCCGAAGATCTGTGGCCATCGGCCATGCTGCTGGTGGTAGAGCCCTCTCACAACCCGAATGCCCGGGCCCGCATTACCGGCGACCCTGACCTGTTGGTGCAGGTGCTGCACATGGCGCTTAAGGACCCGAGTAATGCCGAGTTCGTCCGCGCTTTTAACGAAGCATTCCAGCAGCCCACCGCTGAACTTCAGGAAGCAGCCCGCGAAGTTCAGCGGTGGGCGCAGGAGCTTAACAATGCTCAGGTTAAAATTCAGCAGCTGTATGCCGAAATAAACGACGGTGCAGCCTACTGTGAGCAGCTCGAAAGAGATAACCAGCGGCTGACAGAGGAAACCCACCGATGGAGTGATGCGGTGAAGAAGCTGGAATCTCAACGCACCCAGCAGCCCGCGGCCGTCTGCCACGCCAACATCGTGTTTCGCCGGCGCCACGAGAAGATTCACTGCCGTTTGTTCAAATGGGAGCTGAAGCCGGGCCCCGTGCTCAACGGCCTGCTGGCCCAGGATGAGCTGGAGGGGAAGCGGGTGCGGGTCACGATTGAGGTGCTGGAGCCTGCCATGGATATGTTGCTGAGCAAGCGGGCTCTGAAGGCCCTATCCTTCCAGCAAAAGGTGGCCCTGTGTGACGAGGTGGGCGTGCATTTCGCTTTGCTGGATGCGGTGTTGTTGCAGCCTGGAGCCCAGCAAAGCTCCTTCACTGCGACCCAGTTTTCGCACCTGATGAACCTGGCGGCCGCGCGCTACGAAGTCGTTGCCAACATGCTGGAAGGAGGTGAGGGGAAATGAAGACCTACGACGAATGGGAAGCCACTGAGGTGAGCCTGACCCAATACCTGCAGCCCTGCGACGAAATAGACGAGGAGCTCTACGACCACATGGGCGGCGTGGTAAGCCCGCAGTACTGCACCCAGCGGCTGCTGCAATCCGGAGAGCCTGAGCGCGAGGAACGGGGCGTGATGCACTACCTCAGCTTCATGGCCCGCGAAGACGGCAAGTACTTCTACCTGGGCATCCTGCCCAAGTTCAAGCAGCCAAAGCATTAAATGGCGAAACAACCCGCCCCACCCAAATCAACAACCCCGCCCGGGTATGCCGTCGCCACCGGTGTGCCCGGGCGCGTGGTGTTTACCAATGCCCCGCCCGAGGTGATTGCCGACCTGCACCGGCTGGCCAAGCACTACGGTATCCGCTGCATGAACCTGACCATTACCGCCTCTCACCTCGACGAATAGCCCAAGCCATGGCAACCACCGTTCGCACTAGCCCTATTTTCCTGCCCATTCTGGCCCAGGCGCCCAGCCAGCCCTGGCAGCAGCACGCCGAGTTCCTGCGCCAGGCGCTGGCCCAGCTCGACCCCAAGGAGCGCCGGCGCATCCTCGACTACATCAGCATGCCTCCCGAGCCGCCGAAGCCCAAGGCCTATCCCATCGGGGAGTGCATGAAGGCCAGCCGCCGGGTGGCTGAGCTACTCCAACTGCATCAGAAGTGGACCCAGGCCAAGGCCCGACGGGAGACGGCCCGGGAGCTGGGGGTAAGCCCGGTGCAGCTGCGCCGGATGCTGCGCCACGTCGAACAGTAAACTGCGCGACGTTTTGCCCCAGCTCCGCGACGTTTCGGGCTCTGGGCGTTTTGTACCCACCCGGGATGGTTGGAGTTTCGTGGTATGGCTATACATGCTATTCAACTCGTGCCCATCGAGCAGGTTCAGCTTCACCCGCAGAACCCGCGCCTGATCAAAGACAACCGCTTCGAGCAGCTGGTACAGTCGCTTATTGACTTCCCAGATATGCTCCATGCGCGGCCCCTGGTAGTCGATGAGGACTTCATCGTACTCGGTGGCAACATGCGCCTGCACGCGGCCCTACGCTTGGCCTACGCTGAAATACCGGTGATGCAAGTCACTGGTTGGAGCGATGCCCAGAAGCGCGAGTTCATGATTAAGGACAACGCCAGCTTTGGGGAATGGGATTTTAGCATTCTGGCCAACGAATGGAGTGAGGAGCCGCTGGGGGCCTGGGGTATCGACCTACCCAAGGACTGGTTGGAGCCAGAAGAGGAAGCCACCAGCAGTGGTAGTGGATCTGGTGATTCGCCGGATGGTGAAGAGGAAGAGGAATACAAGCCCGAGCCGCGGATGATTATCACGTTCCCGTCGGCTGAGGACCTACAGCATGCCGAAGCCGATGTGCAGGAGCTGCTGGACCGCAAGTACCCAGGTGCACGCTTTACGGTGCAGGTAGGAGAGCGGAATGGCTAGGAATACCGAACATACCGCACAACAAAAAAAGAAGATGTTGGAGGCGCTCAGGTCAACCTTGGGCGTCGTGGAAACAGCATGCCAACGCGCCAGCATCGGGCGTACCACGCATTATGATTGGCTGAAAAAGGATAAGAAGTATGCCAAGCAAGTAGCAGACATTGATGAAGTAGCCATCGACTTTGGTGAAACGCAGCTTATTAAGCTGATGAAGGGCTACGACCTACCCGATAGCAAGGTGTTCTTAGTTGACCACATTGAGCTAAAGTCCGGTAAGACACTGACCACGAAAAAACCGCTGGTAGTGCCCATTACAAAGCATTTTGGGCCAGATGCCTCATCGGTCATTTTCTTTCTGAAAACCCGAGGCAAGAAGCGTGGCTATGTTGAGAAGACGCAGGTAGAGACGGAGAACAAAGTACAGGCACTCAATGCCCAGGTTACAATTGTGCCCGCTGTGGGTGGCATTCCTGTAGCCACTAGCGAGAAGGAGGTGGACGGTGTTTAAGGCAGGCCCTCTCTTTGCAGCCAACTACCAGAGTAGTGCGGAAACCTTGGTAAATCAGGGCGGCACTTCGTCGGGTAAGACCTACGGCATTCTGCAGGTACTCTTCACTAAGCTCTCCCAGCTCACTCGCCGGGTGTGCACCGTCGCCGGCCAGGACATTCCCAACCTGAAGGCCGGCGCGCTGCGGGATGCGCTGGATATCTACAATAACAGTCCTGAGTTGCAGAGCCTGATCAAGTCCTACAATAAGTCGGAGCGCATCTTCGAATTCCATAACGGCTGCGTGATGGAGTTCAAGAGTTACACCGATGCCCAGGATGCCAAGAGCGGTAAGCGGGACTTCCTCTTTGTCAATGAGGCCCAGGGTGTAATCAAGCCCATTTACGACGAGTTGCAGCTGCGCACGAAGGAGCAGGTGTTTATTGACTACAACCCCAACGCCGAGTTCTGGGTGCATGAATCGGTTCTAGGCCAGTCCGGGGTGCAGCTCTTTATCACTGACCACCGGCACAATCCCTTCCTGCTCGACAAGCAGCGTTCCAAAATAGAGGGCCTGAAGGCCAAGGATGAGGAGTTGTGGAAGGTGTATGCCCGCGGGCTCACGGGCAAGATTGAGGGCCTGGTGCTGCGTAACTGGACGCTGTGTAACCACGAGGACATTCCGGCCGGGGCCCGCTTCCTGGGCCGTGGCATCGACTTCGGCTTCACCAACGACCCCACCACCGCCATCGACGTGTACCTGTCTGGTGGTGAGCTGTGGGTGGATGAGGTGCTCTACGAGGAGGGCCTGACCAATCCGGATATCCACCGCCGCCTGCTGGCCGAAGACCCAGCGGCCACGCTGAAGGTGACCATTGCCGACTCGGCCGAGCCCAAGAGCATCGAGGAGTTAAGGCGCCTGGGCTTCGCCAAGATTGAAGGGGCCGTGAAGGGCGCCGACTCGGTGAGCAACGGCATCGACATCCTAAAGCGCTACCACCTCAACGTCACCCGCCGCAGCACCAACCTGCGCAAGGAGCTCAGCAACTACAAATGGCGGGTAGATCGGGCCACGGGCAAGTCCACCAATGAGCCAGTCGACGCCTTCAACCACTGCATTGACCCACTGCGCTACGTGGTCCTGAATGTCCTGGGCAAGCCCCAGGCTGCCCCCATCACTCACTTCCAATCCTTCGGCACAACCCGCCGCCGCTAAGCTTATGCTCGCACTTCACACCTTGCCCACCGAGTGGGGCGCTGTTACCCTGAAACAAGCAGCTGGCCTGGCTGCCCTCGGTGACGAGGCTCCCATTCAGGCCTGCCTGGCCGTGCTGCTGAACTGCCCGCCCACGGACCTGCTCACGATGAGCCCGAAGGAATTGGGCGCGGCCCTGCATCAGGTGCTGTTCCTCTCCGAGCCCATGCCCCACCGGGAAACATGGGCGCGCCCCTTATCCATCATGCTTGGTGAAGTAGAGGTGCCGGTGCTCGACACGCTGGAGGACCTGACCTTCGGCCAGGCCGCCGACATCGGGGCCGCCATCCAGGAGCTAGGCGAGGATGTGCCTGCTCTGCGCCTGCGGGTGCTGGCCACTATCCTGCAGCCAGCTTACCATGGCACTGCCTACGACTCGGATCAGGTAGCCGAGGTAGAGCAGCTCTGCGGCCAGGTGCCCTTACGCGAGGCGCTACCGCTCACCGATTTTTTTTTGCCGAGTTCGACCGCATCCGCCGAGAGCACGCCAGCAAGCTCAAGCGCATCCCCCTCAGCCAAGCCGAGCGGGCCGCCAACATCGGGCAGTTCTCGCAGGAGTGGGATACGCTGGCCGTCGTGGATGCCCTGGCAGGCGGCGACAAGACGCGATGGAGCTACTTCTACCAGCTGAGCTGGGCCGAGGTCAACACGATGATTGAGCTGGAAAACCACAAAGCCTACTACCGCCACCAGGTGCACCTGCAGCAGGAGCGGCAACAGAAACGATAAGCCATGAACAACCACCGCAACCTTGCCATTCTGGTAGATCCAGACAAATCCTATCCAGTAGCCTACACCATTAAGCAAAATGGTGAGAAAGTCTGGGGGCCTACTCAGTTGGCCGGCCGTGACCTGACGGCTCCGCAGATTCGTGAGCTTGACCGCAAAGGACTCCTCTAACATGAACTGCAGCGAAATCCCCTTGGCTGTAGCCACAGACTGCCAGGGCAAGCCGCTGAAGCAGGCTCCCGACTGGGAATCCATCAGCGAGGCCAAGCGTGCCGTGGAGGCCCGCTATAGCCCCAAGAAGCGGCTCACAAAGAAAGCCGAACCATCCACCCAGGCCCGCAAAGCTGCCCGTCGTCGGGCGAAGGCAGGCCGCAAAGCCAGCCGGTAAAGATGGACCTCTGCCCCAATCGCCCGTCCTTCCTCACCATTTACAAGTGGTCGGAATTGCTTTCGGAAATCGACAGCAGCAAGATGCTGTATCTGTTCGCCCATGCTCCCTCGCAGCTGGCGCCGGTGGCCATGCTGCGGCTCGACATGACTGAGCCGGCCGGGTGGATTTCCTCGCTGTGGGTTCATCCTGAGCACCGCAAACGGGGCCTGGCTTCCTCCTTAATCAGCCGGGCCGTGGTGAACTGCAAAGAGCGTAGCCTGCAAACCATCGGGCTCACCGTCCACAACGACAATGCGGATGCCCGCAAGCTGTATGAGCGGCGCGGCTTCCTGCAATACATCAATAGCCACGAGGGCTACACGCAACTAGTCAAGGTGCTATGACAATCTACCACGCCATCAGTACGGCCACCTGCTCACCCGATAAGGTTGGCTCGTCCTTCAACATGCTAGTTAACCACTACATCACTAGCAACCCCGATAAGACTATCAACACCATTCAGCACAGCACGTGCTCCATTGGCTCCCCGATGTCGCCTTACATCCTGATTTCCGTGCAATTCACAGCTACCGGCGCATGAACTACCCCATCCCTACCATCCGCGTCTGTGCTGAGCAGGCCATTCCCGGCTGCCACTTCGTCCATGGGGAGAAGGAAGAGCAGAACATCGTTGTCGACCAGCTCACGCCCACCGAGCGCGTGGTGCTGGTGGAGGATAAGATGCTGGTGACGCCTACCATTAACAAGTTCGGGCAGCGCACCACGGTCACGTTTCAGGCCACCGTCAGCGTGTTTGCTTACTCGAACATCAACGATGATGCTGACACGCGCCTGCCGCGCATGAACGGACTGCTCACGGATGCCTTTGCTCTGCTGGCCGCCCTGGAAAAGCACCCGGCCCTGTCGAAGGTGGTGGCCCGCAACATCGTCAGCAGCTACAATGCTTTCGACGCCAACCTGGATGGGGTGGTGATGCAGCTCGACCTCACGCCCGCCGAGCGGGCCAGCCTCTGCTAAACGATGAACCTGGCCCAGTTGCTCAATACCGAAATCAACCGCACCCAGCAGGAGCTGGGCGAGAACATTGTGGCCAAGGGGCAGCGGGCTACCGGCCGCACCATTGCCGCCTTGCGCAATGAGTCGGCGCCCGAGCTGGCCCGGCTCTACGGCCCGGCCCACATCGGTGCCATGGAAGAAGGCAGCGGGCCGGCCGCCGACCCCAAGGCCAAGCCCGGCCGGGCCATGGTCGCCGATATCACCGCCTGGCTGCAGGCCCGCGGCTCGGATGCCAACCCCTGGGCCGTGGCCACTTCCATTCTGCGCCGGGGTACACGCTTGTTTCGCGGCGAGGACCCGCGCTTTGGCAAGCCCACCGGCACGCTGCGCGATGTGCTGGCCGCCAGCAAGGGCCGGCTACGGCTGGCCCTGGGGGCCGAGGTGCGCCGCTCGATTCGCTCGGAGGTGCTTTCCGGCTTCACCACTTCTACTGCCTACTAAGAACCATGCTCTATCTCTTTGGCCTGCGCTGGGAAGCCTACAACACGGAACGCTCGGTCTATTATGACGCAGGCCCGCCACGTCGCATCACGTTTGTGGATGCCCGAATTGAACCAGACCGGCCCCGTCTTACTCCTTCCGGGCCGCCGGATGGTGGCTACAACTTTGCCCCGGGTGCCGTTGTCCAGGAGCAGTTCTGCGAGGAAACCACAGGCATTACCATCTATGCCCAGAACGCGGCCCCTCATGCTTACCTAGCCATCGATGCCACGGCGGCCGCCTGCGCTGCGCCCACGGCCGATACGCTCGATGTCGGCCGCACTGTGAACGGCAAGCTGGTCACCTTCACGTTTACGACCGACCACCCACCGGTGCGCTATTCGCCAAATGATGTGAACTACGGCGACACCATTACTAGCCCCTACACGCTGCAGTACACCAACGGCAGTCATACCGTGTATTTTAAGGACTCGGCCAATAGCAAACGCACCCAGACCTTTATCATCAACGTCGATACTGGCGGCGGTGGCGACCCAGACCCACGAGCAGGAGAGAAACTCTTCAACTTCGAAACCAGCGACGGCGGGCTCTACGATGTGTATTATGAGGCCACGCCCACACGCCGCATCGTGTATTACTACAACGGCGGCGGAGAAGTAAACCGTCCCGTAGCCACCGCTGAAGAGTTAGGCTATGCCGATGGGGAGGAAATCACCTACGTCTGTGAGGCGAGTAACACCAAGGTCTTGTTTCGGGCTTCGCTGGACAAGCCGTTTGCAGTCTTCACCGTCGAGGCCAACAGCGTCGAATGCGGCTACGTCGACTGCTCGCTGGCTGTGTCGGGTTTGCAGGTCTACCAGCCCACCCAGGCCGGTGACTTGGGCAGCTTGCGGGTGGTCGTTGCCACCGAGGCTATCAGCTTCACGGCCTCGATAACGCAGCTGGCAGATAATACGACCGAGTTTCTGACGGGCTCTTTCAGCCCGGGCCCCTTCCAGCTCTACAACATCAAGCCCGGCGCGTATCGGCTCCACCTCACGGATGCCTACGGGTGCCAGTTACCGGTAGACTATACCATCACGGCCTTTGTACCGCCGGTGGAAGATCCGGACCCGGTGCCGCCTACCCGGTGGCACGCCGTGGGTGGGCTGCTGCCCCGTCCGGCCTTGCTGGCCACGCCCGTCACGAGTCTGACCGACACGAATAACGAGGCCCGCTTCGGCTTGCATGTGGAGGTAGAGCTGACCCGTGAAGGAGACGAGCAGCCTTTCGCCCGGTTGCGAAAGACGGCCCGACAGGTAAAGGAAGTAGTCGATGTATCCACGCTGGTGCACGCCCAGCTACGGCCCGAGCTGGCCTACCCATTGGGCATTGTAACGCCCGACCGGGCCGCGTTTCTTGATTTTCGGTACCGCTACCGCGAAGTAGATGCCCTGGGCCCCTCGGACTGGGTAGAGACACTGGGCCTGCAGCGGGCCGCGCTGTGCGCCCTACCCATCGGGCCCTTCGACGACAACGACCCGGGCCTGTATGTGGCCTCGGCCCAGGACCCCGCTTACCTGGTGATGGCCTTTCCCTCGGGGCAAGCGGTGCAATGGGTGGGCCTACCGCAGGAGGTGACCGTGTGGCTGCCGGATGCGCGCGAAGCGGACCTGTTTGCCGAGTTCGTGTACCGGGATGCGGCGGGGGCCGAGCTCGAAATCAAAACCCGAGTGGTGGCCCCGGAGCTGCCCGCCGGCGTCACCCGCATTCCCTTGCCTTCGAACCCGCTGCCCTGCGCGGCCACCGTCACTTTTACGCTGACGGATACCGACCGCGCGTACGCTGGCAGCTGCGTGGAGGCTGGCCCGGTAGATCCGCCAACCACCTCGCACGACTTCAATATTTCTGATCTCTCCGATAACGATTTCCGCTAATGGCACAATCCCTGGTAGTAAAAACCGCCGCCCAGATTCAGAGCGAACTGGCGCAGCTTAGCCTTGACCTGGGCAACACCCTGCAGTCCGGGGCCAACGTGGCGGGCCCAGTGCTCGGCGCGCTGCTCACCCGGCAAGCCAGCCTGGTAGCCGACCTGTGCACGCTGCAGGTGTCGCAAGCGGCCGCCCTGCGCTACGGCTCCGGGGCGCCGCTCAACACGCTAGGGGTGGACAACGACCTCTACCGCAATACGCTGACCGGAGACGAGTATCAGAAGGTGAACGGGGCCTACGTGCTGCGCTTGAATATCAAGGGCCAGCCCGGCTATACGCCCGTCAAGGGCAAGGACTACTTTGATGGAGAGGACGGCAGAGACGGCACCGTCACTTTTCTGGAAACCTATCCGCCCGATAATGAGCAGGGCGAAAACGGAGACCTGTGGATTTACATCAACGTTACAGACAAAACGGCCTCGCACTACAAAAAGGTAAAGGGCAAGTGGCGTCTGATTGGCGTGCCCATTGGGGGGAGTAGCGCAGTTACTCCTACCACGTACACTAGCACCTATACCACCACGGCCCAGGATTGGGTTGCCAAGTGCGGAGCAGGTACCAGTGGTGCCCCGGTGACGGCTACGAAAACAGCGAATACCCAGGAGGCAGCCGATGCGGCCGCCAAGGCCGAGGCCATTGCGGGCATTACCTGCGCCGTTTTTACCTCCACGCAACAGAGCTACACCGTCACGCAGGCCGACATCGATACCAAGTGCGGGGATGGCACTACGGCGTTTCAGGCCATTACCCGGAACAACAACACAGCCACGGGCAACACGCAGGCCAACGCCAATGCGGCCGGCCTAGCGGCGGCCAAAGCGGCGGCCCTGGCGGCCATCGTGTGTACGGTGCCGCCGCCCAGCTTCAACACGACCTACAACCCCGGCGACAACATCAGCACCGTGACGTGGAATGCGTTGGCTGGCGTGCTGCTCATGCTGAACCTGCCCCTGAGCACCAACACCGATACCAACCCGGCGACCATGTACGTCTTCGCCCCAGATGGTGTGACAGCGCTGGGCCAGGCCGACTACAACGGCGCCGATACGGGCGCGGTCTGCGGCATTTTCTACAACAACACGCTCTACGTGAAGACTCTCACCAACGGCAACCTCATCCTCAGCTAATATGGCCCTGATCACGCTACCCGTCGGTATTACTATTGCAGTATGGACCGGCCCCGCTACCACGCTCAGCTCGGCTTCGTGGTTTACGAGCACCAATCTGAATGCTATTTATAAGCAGTCAGCCAACCGCCTGGGCTACATCAGCGCCAAGCCGGGTGCTGCCTTTCCGGGCTTTGCCAGCATCACGCCGGCCCCAGCCGGGCAGATTCCGGCCGGCTACATCTTCAACGTGAAGACGGCCTTTCAACTAGATGATAGCCTGCTGGGTGTCATTGCCAGCGGAGGTGGGCCAACGCAGCTAGCGGCCCCGGCTAACTTCCAGGCTACGCCCACCTCGGCCTTGGCCGTGAGCGTGGCTTGGAGTGCACCCGCGGGTGCCCCGGCCGGCACTACTTACGTCATTCAGCGGGCCACGAATAGCGGCTTCACGGCGGGCTTGGTGACGATTTACACCGGACCCAACACGTCGGTCAACAACACCTCGGGCCTGACGGCTAGCACGCAGTATTTCTATCGGGGCAAGGCCCAAGCCACCGGTTTTACTGATTCTGTCTACTCCACCGATGACGCTACCACGCTGGCTGCCGTAGCCACAAATCCTGACGTGCTGCTCTATGCCATCAGCCAGAGCAACTGGAGTAAGCTGACAGAGCGCAACACCCTGGCCCCAGGCCAACTCGAAGCCGCGGACCTGACTTCCCTGGAAGCCCAACGCACCCGTAGCCGCATTGCCATCACCAACACCAGCAATATGCAGCTGCTGCAGCTGGGCAAGAACGGCCGTAGTGAGTTGACGGAAGGCACGCCCAGCGAAGCCCTAGCCGAAGGCTCCAGCCTGTTGGCCTGGGAGTTTGAAAAGCGCAGCACGGGTATTCTCAACGTTGGCTTTTATTACCGCAACGGGGCACCTTCGGAGTGGTTTAAAAAGGGCACCAGCTTAGGCAGTGGCTACGTGTACAACACCTGGCTGGCCAACTGCTTGACGGCCGCCAATGACTTCGCAGCACGAGGCAAAACCAGCACAGCTCAGAATACCTTCATCCTGATTCATCAAAATGAATCAGGTGGAGACTTACCCACGTGGTCGACGGACTGGCAGCAGATTATTGCTGATTTCAAAGCTGACATGGCCGCGGCTGGCCGGCCAGTGCCGGACAACGTGAAGGTCATTGTGTTCAAGCCCAAGACGCAAACGGAGTCAGGCAACCTGGCCCAGGCCCGGGCCAACGTCGAGAGCTTTGCCACGGCCTACACGGCAGGGCCCGTGGCCGTGCTGGACATGATCGGCATGAACCTACAGGAAGAGGGAGTAGCCCCGTCCCAGCGGCACCACCTCGATATGTTCAGCAGCATTGTCGAGGCCAAGCAGATCATGCAAGTGATTCTGAATGAGCCTACGCAGGTGCTCTATGTGTCGCCACCGGTAACAGTAAGTTGCCAGCAAGGCTATACAGGTACCCCCGTGACACGGCAAGCCTACGCCCTGACTGCAAATGATGCCTACGATTTGGCGGAGGTGGAAGCTGAGGGCTTGCTGGAGTGCGAGTTAGGTCCCGTTGGGCCATACACTACCGAAGACGCTATCTGGAGCCAGCTTAGCCCGAACCTGATTGCCGACGGCAATACGATTTCGGACAATGGCAGCGGGGGCAGCGCCTTCGCCCGAGTGCACATGGGTATCGGCCTGAACACGACGGAAACGGTACTGGGTGGCTTTAAGTGGCCCTTGTCGGCTCAGTTGTCGACAGACGGATTTCCGATCAACAATGAATTCATCATCGGAGCGGTCTACAATCCGGGCAACTCGGCTACCTACGATGATATGCTGGGTGGCTTCTACCTGAAGCTGGATGCCGGCGGCGAAACCCAGGGCTTTGGCATGGCACCCTTCTGGACCGGGGCCGGGGTTGGGTTTATTCCTACGCCCTTGGGCACCGAGGCAGAAATCCGAGTGGAGAAAACCAACGACCCCGCTACCACGGGAATTCGCATGCTCCGGGGTGGGGTGAGTGTTGCTTTCAACCCTGTGCCGATTACCGGACCTGTATACCTGGACATCAGTTTGGGCATCTGGCAACCATACGCCCAGGTCAAAGATATGGTCATCTATGCGGCTGATCCGGTGCGTCTATAAGCAACACCGGGAGAATTTTGAAAAGCGCTGGCAGCTCACCCTGTCAGCGCTTTTTTGTTGGTAGTACAAGTTGCGCGACGCTTTGGACTACGTACGCGACGTTTCGGGCCTAGCTGATTTTGTAGCTTATCGGGATGGTTGGAGTTTCGTGGTATGACGCAACCCTACACCTTGCAGCTTCGCCCAGTGTGCCCCGCGCATGGCGTTTACCTGCGCTGGCTTAGCCCGCTGGGCAACTGGGAGCCGTGGTTTTTTAATGGCGACATGGACGCCACGACAGTACCAGAAGCCGGTACCGTCTTTCGTTCAGAGCAAGGGCCGGCCCAGCTGCTGCGCCGTGGTGGCGTCGACAAGCTGCTGTTGCGGGCCGGCAACCTGACCCCGGCCCAGCATGCGGCCCTGACCACACTGCTGGATTCCCCCCAGGTCTATATGCAGGAAGCCTCCGGCCGCCTCACCTCCGTGCTCGTGACGGCGGCCCCGGCCGGCCGCACGTCCTCGGACAGCCGCACCACCTTCGATGTGGAAGTGGTGCTGCGTCCACGTAATCCTCTTACCCGCGTGTAATGGCAGCCTCTCTGGTATTAGCCGATGGCAGCCGGTTGCCGCTGGGCGCGGAAGAGCGTGTGGGCCTGACCGTGCAGGCCAATAACCTGCTGAAGGTAAACTCGGTGCAAAGCGACTATTCCTCGACGCTGACGGTGGCCGATACGCCCGAGGTGCGCGCGGCCCTGGAGCAAGCCCAGCACGGGCCGGCCCTGACGCAGCTGCCCTACCAACTGCTTCCCTGCACGCTGGAAGCTGGCAGCCTGGAAGTGCTACCCAATGCCGTGGCCATCGTCGAGCAGCACGAGGCGGGCAAGGGCTTTCAGGCGCAGGTGGTGGGCGGCAATGAACCGTTCTATGCGGCCATTCAGGATAAGAAGCTGCAGGAGCTGAGCTTCCCTGAATCGACGGAACACGACTGGCTGCATGCCCAGGCCGTCACCGGTGCCGCCCACACTTCCTGGGAGCAGGGCTATGTGTACGACCTCTACGACCGGGGCAAGGGCGGGCCGGCCGAAGGTGATAAGCTGCATCTGTTTACGGATGACGTGTTCCCCAGCGTGTATGTGCGGGCCGTCTGGGAGCAACTCTTTGCCGAGTCGGGTTACCACTGGGCCGGGCCCCTGCCCGAGCTGTTTGATCGGCTGCTGCTGCCCACCACGGTCATGGCCGGCTATGGCGAGGAGTTCCGGAAGGCGCGCAAGCTCCGGGCCGGGATCGGCCCGGGCAACGCGCAGTATGGTAATGCCTACGAGGGCCGGGAGGAAAGCGTGTTTACCGTGCCTTACGACTCGGTGGATGCGAAATACGCCTATGCGGACCCGACGGCGAAAGGCGTCTACAACCCCGTCACGCGCAGTTGGAAGGCACTGGAGCCCTGCTACATCAATGCCAGCGCCCTGACCAACGTTATCATTGACTCGCCCTATGGTAGCGGCCGGGCCCAGCTCTTCTTCTACATGGGCTCGAAAGAGCTGACGGGGGGCACGTTGATTGAGAGCAAGAAAAACGGCGGCCACACCACCGTGTCGCCGTCGGTGAACCTGAACCGCTTCCTGCTGCAGGCCGGCGATGAGCTGCACGTGCGCATCAAGCTCAGCCCCGGCGAGGGACTGCTGGCCAAATGGGGGTTCGAGGCCTTCAACAGTGCCGTGTATGCCGTCAATGGCACCGTGCTGACGCTGGACAACTTTACGGTGGAGGTCTTGCCGGATTTCCCGCCTGGGGGCCGCATTCGCTTACAGGATCTGCTGCCCGACCTCTCCCAGCAGGATTTTGTCAAAGCCATCATCGGGCTGTTCGGGCTTACCCAGCAAACCGACCCCTACACCCGCACGGTGCGCTTCACGCCCACGGGGCCGGCCCTGGCGGCGGCCCTGAGCCAGGCCCCGGACTGGCAGCCGCGCATCGATGCCGATGAGCCCGCGCCGCGGCTTTTCCATTTGCCGGGCGTAGCCCAGCAAAATTGGTTTCGCTGGAAGAAGGACGAGACCAACCCGGACGGCGCCAGCGAGCTGGGCAACGGGTTTCTGGCCTGCAACGATACGACACTGGAGCGTACCCGCGACGCGCTGACCTTGCCGTGGGCGGCTACGGCCATCTCGGAAAGCGGCCTGCTCTTGCTGCCCACCTACAAAGTGCGCGAAGGGGAAGTTTCGGTGGAAATAGTGTACGATGAGAAGCGCCGGCCCTTCTTCCGGCGCCGAGGCACGGCGGTGGTGACGCCGGTGTACGACAAGCAGACGCCGGCCCCTCGCCTGGTGGTGCAGGGGTTCCAGACGCGCACTGTGACCTTAGAGGATGGGCAGAGCTCAGCCGTTATCCAGCCTCGCGTCAGCACGTTTGCCGGCCTGGACTTCGCCGCCGACCTGCTGCCGACCTACTACCAGCACCTGCGGGCCGTGTACGCCCGGCCGCTGATTCTCAAGCCCTCCGTGCGCCTGAGTGCGCAGCAGGTCATGGACTTCAGTCAGCTACAGCCCGTGTGGCTGGAAAAGGAAGGCAGCTACTTCTACTGCAATAAAATCGACAACTGGGAAGAGGCTGACGCCTCCACGCCCGTTGAACTCTTACGCCTGACCTTCTAATGGAACAGCTCATCGCGCACCTGCTTGGGGATTATGTCATGCAAAGCGACAAAATGGCCCAGCTTAAGACCAAGAGTCACAAGTGGGCTTTGATTCATGCCTTGATCTACGCCTCACAATTCGTCTGGCTAGCGCCCTCAGTGCAGGCTTGGCTGGTGATTTTTGGCACGCACTTCTTCATCGACCGGTACCGCATCGCTCTGTATTGGATTCGCTTTTATAACGGGGTGCCTGTAGAGCATGCTGGCCCTTTTGGCTACCCGGCCGATAAGCCGCCCTTTATCGCGTTCTGGCTCATGGTGCTCATCGATAATACGCTGCACCTAACTATCAACTACCTCGCTATCCGCTACCTGTAATCATGGCCAACGACCAAACCGAAAAGGTTTTATTTGAAATTCGTCTGGGCTCCGAGCAGCTCAAGGCGGAGATGGACAAGGTGCGCATCCAGCAGCGCGGCCTGACCACCGACATTGCCAAGACGCGGGAAATGCAGAAGCTGCTCACGGCAGACTTCAAAAATGGGAGTGTTTCCGAAAAAGAGTACGGCATCGAGGCCCAGCGGCTGAGCGAGCTGCTGCGGGCCCAGACCAAAGAGCAGGCCGCGGCCAGCAAGCAGCTGGAGAACCTGGGCAAGGCCAGCGGCGAAGCGGAGGGCTCCATCAACCAGCTGCGCGCGGAACTGGCCCTGACCACGGCCAGTTATAATGCCTTGAGCAAAGAGGAGCGGGAAAACTCAGAAGCTGGCAAAGCCTTGCAGGCCCGCACCCGGGCGATCAGCGATGAGCTGAAAGTGCTGGAGTCGCGGGTGGGCGACAACCGCCGCAACGTGGGCAACTACTCGGGTTCCTTCAAGGAATTGGTGAAGGAGATGGTCAAGGCCCAGGCCGAGCAGAAGAATATGGCCGCGGGCTCCAAAGAACTGGCGGATAGTCAGCGAAACGTGGCCGGCTTCCTGACGGCTGCTCAGCGGGCCGCCGCCCAGGCCGGGCAGACCTACGAGGAGGCGACCAAGACCATTGAGAGCTACGCCAAGGCCATCACGCCCGCCGTGGAGAACTTGGTGGCACTCGAAGCCGAGCAAGCTCGCATCGTGGAAACAGCCGGCGAAGTCTCGGAGGGGTACCGCAAAATTGGCTTTCAGATAGCTGCTGCGGAGAAAGCGGTGGAAGAGGCCACGCCGGTCACGCAGTCCTTTTCAGGAGCCCTGCTGGAAGCCGCTGGCGGAAGTGACACGCTGGGCGGGGCCGTTCAGCGCGCCACCGGTGTGCAGGAAAAGTATGTCCAGGTACAGAACTTGGCCCGCCTGGCCATGGGGGCCAGTACCGGCGCGGCTAAGCTACTGCGCCTGGCCTTGATTGCTACCGGCCTCGGGGCGTTCCTCGTGGTCGTGGGCAGCTTGATAACCTACTTCACCCAGACGGCCGAGGGCGGCCGCATCGTCGAGCAGGTCATGGCCCAGATCGGGGCCACCATCGACGTGGTAACCGACCGCATCGGCACGTTCGGCAAGGCCGCTTATCAGTTCTTTACCGGCAACTTCTCGCAAGCCGCCGAAACGGCCCGGCAGTCCTTCCGTGGTATTGGTGATGAAATCGAGCGGGAAACGCAGTTGGCCCTGGACCTGAGCAAGGCCCGCCAGCAGCTCGAGCGCGACAACATCAACAACATCGACACCAACAAACGGCTGCTCAACCAGGTGGAGCGGCTGAAGAACATCCGGGATGATGAAACCAACTCCATCGCCAAACGCATGCAGGCCAACGAAGATGCCTACAAAGTGGAGCTGGAGCGGGAAAAGACCCTGGCCGATTTGGCCAAACGGCGGGTGGATATCCTCAAGCAGGACATCGAGCGCCGGGGCGGGGAGGCCAAAGCCAGCAACGACCAGCTGAAGGAGTACAAGGAGGCGCAGAACGAGTATTTCGATATCCTGGAAGATGCTGCAGGCAAGCAAAACGAGCTCATCACCAACCGGGTGAGCCTGCAAAAAGAAGCAGAGGAGCAACTGCGCAAGCTCCGGCAGGACTTCCTCAACCTGGAAATAGCGCAGATTGACCGGCAGCTACAGACCGTAGCTGATGCCAGCGACCAAGAACTGCAGCTGCAAAAAGATAAACTGGAAAAGCAGCGCCTATTGGAGTTGAGCGAAGCAGAGCTAACTGCTGACCGGAAAAAGGCCATTCAGGAAAAGTACCTGGCTGCTGTCGAGCAATTGGACCGGGAGCACCTGCAAAAGCTACGGGAGCAGGCGGCCGAGTCGCAGCAGATTGCCATCGCCACCCAGCTGGCCCGGGCCCGGGAAGGCAGCCAGGAGGAGTTTCTGCTGAAGGCCCAGGCTATCCAAGCGGACCTGGCCGCCAGCCTGGCCGGCATCGACCGGCGCCAGAGTGTTGAGCAGCAGGCCGCGCAGGAAGCCCGCATCCGGGCCGAGGCGGCCCGGCAGCAAGCAGGCCTGGAATACCAACAGTCGTTGGTGAATCTGGACAGCTACCTGAGCCAGGAGCGCACCCGGCTCAATCAGCAGTATGCCGATGGCCAGATCAACAAAGCCACCCACGAGCAAGCTCTGCAGGCTATTGAGCGGGCCGGAACGGCGGCCCGCATCGTGGTGCAGCAGGACTATGGGCGCGACGCCACGGCTGAGCGCGAACAGCTCAGCCAGCAAGACATTGCCGCGGCCGAGCAGACCACAGCCCGCAAACGGGAACTGGCCGAGCAGGAAATACAGATTCGCCTGGCCGTGGCCGGCACGGCGCAGGATGCGGCTGACTTGGTTATTCAGGCGCTGGGAGAAGAAACGACAGCCGGCCAAATAGCGCTGACGCTCAAAAAGGCGGCAGCCGTGGCGGAAATCGGGCTGAACCTGCAGAAGGAATTATCAGCCATCAGCGCCAACGCAGCCGCCAACCCCGCCAACGCGGTTACGTTTGGTGCTGCCGGCGTCTCGCAGGCGGCCGTACTTTCCGGCATTGCCATAGCCAAAGCCGTCCTGGCCACGGTGAAGGTATTGGCCTTCGCCGACGGCGGCCTGGTGCGGGGCCCGGGTGGGCCGAAGGATGATCTGATTCCGGCCATGCTCTCGGATGGCGAAGCGGTGATGACGGCGGAAGCCGTGCGCAAGTTCGGCCCCCTGTTGTCCTTCCTGAACGTGGCCGGCGGCGGCAAGTCGTTCGGCTACCGGGACCCCATGCCGGCCGCGACCCTGGCCCGGTACGCCGACGGTGGCGTGGTGCGCTACGATGCCAGCTACATGGCTCAGATGTCGGGCCGCTCGGGCGGGGCCCAGATCAACTATCAAGAGTTGGCCCGGCAAGTTGCCCAGGAATTGGGACCTGTTTTCTATGCAGCCAACAAGGCCCTGCCGGCACCGAACCTTAACCTCTCGGAGTTGAGAGAGAAGCAAAATAAAGTAGTTGTAAACGAGAAACGCGCCGACCGATGAAGGTAATCGACATCCTCAATAAACTGGAAGAGGGAGGCCATCTGACCTCCCTCTATCAAGCTGGGTGCATTAATATCCGCACTTATAATTCTCGGGACATCTACCTGCGCTGGCAGACGTTGCGGGCTTCCTTGCGCTATGAGAAAGACAATGCAGGGGCCGTGCGCCTAGTGGCAAATGAAATGGAAATCAGCTGTGATACCGTGTACCGCGCTATTTCTAGCATGGAGAAAATGACGGCTTAAAAGTCGCTGTTAGATACACCAGTAGAAGGAGAGGCTGTCAAAGCAGCCTTAATGCCGGCCTGGAGCTGCAGTACTGCGTCATTTGTTTGAGTCCGATAACTGGCAAAAATAGGGCGCAGCTCGCCTTTTTTGGTGTGAGTCCGTTCGTTGTGAAGCGTCAGTGTTTCATCCGCTGGGGTACGGGCCGTTTGGGCCGCGGCGCTCATAACGGTCACCCGAGGGTTGTACTCGCCTTGGTATTCCAAATCGGTAACAATACTGCGGTAGCGACCATCTTTTACGTCTATTTGCACTAGAAACCACAGTTTCATAGGGTTAGCAATGCCCAATGTAACAATGTTGATTCTGGTCCAGCCACGGGCTATAATTCTGCCTGCTTCAGCATCCGTTAGCTGTACCGTGGCATCCGTTGAGGGGAAGGTTTTGGCCGCCCATAGTTTGGCCCGGCTGTAGAGGTCTGCTTTGCTGGCACCTGGCACCTGAATAACTTCAGAATAGGTGACTTTATGCGTTGCTGAATCTGTGGGAATAGCTATTTCCTGTTTTTGAGCAAAAACAGGAGCCGCTGCAGAGAGAAGTAAAGCGAGGAGAAAATAGCGCATGATGGGGCAGGTGTAGGAAAAGCGTCACCAAGATAACAAGCTGACGCAGAATGCTGCGTCAGGAGTTCAACCTTCCCGGAATAGTCCTGTGACCTTCGTGGCATGTCTGAAGCGAAGGTATTTATTACGGGCCCCATTGTTGCCAACTCTGAGGAAGCAGGCAATGCATGGCCCTATACGACTCTGGAGGATGTGCTCAGCCAGCTCGAATGGCAGAAGCCTTTCGACTCGGTGCTGGTAACCATCAATTCCCCCGGCGGCCGGATGGACAAGGGCATGGGCATCTACGACCACTTGCGTAGCCTGCCCAATGTCACTATCCGCACCGAGGCCATCGGCCAGTGCAGCAGCATTGCTACGGCCGTGTTCCTGGCCGGCTCCGAGCGGCGCATCTATCCGCACACCGAGTTCATGATTCACCTGCCCCAGGGCGGGGTAGTCGGTACGGCCGAGGCCATCCAGCAGTATGCCGAGGATATGGCCCGGTGGCAGCAAGATCTGATCGACTTGTATGTGGACCGCGCTGGCGTGGACCCTGTGGCCATTGCCGAAATAATGCGCAAAGAAACCGACCTCTCGGCTGACGACTGCCTGAGCATGGGCTTTGCCACGACCATCGTGCAGCCTATCACGGCCCTGGCCACGCTGCCCGGCCGCGCCCCCAAAACCGCTACTTCTCAACCGCAGCCGGCCGCGCCGGCACCCTCTGTTATGTCCAAACTCGCCACCATGGCCCGCGACCTGCTGGCCGGCATCAATGCCCTGGGCAAGAAGCCCGCTACCAACTTGGCCGTGAGCACGGCCGGCGACGCTCCTGTTACGCTCACCATCGACACCGGTGACCGGGAAGCCTACGAGGTGGGTGACGGGGTGACCGACGCCGACGGCAACGCCGTGGCCGATGCCGACTACGCCCTGACCGATGGCAACACCATCACTACGGTCGACGGTGCCATTACCGTCATCGTGGCTACGCCCACCGATCAGGCCCCAACTAACCAAGATGGCGGCGAGGATGTGCAGCAGCAGATCCTGGAAGCCCTGCAGGGCCTGACCAGCGTGGTGACGGCGCAGGGCAAGGCCATTACCGCCATGCAGCAGAAGCAGGCGGCCACCAATCAGAAGATTGTGACGCTGGCCGCCAGCACCGGCAGCAAGGCCGTGGTCGATACGGATGATGTGCAAACGCCTTCCCAGCAGGGCACCTCTTCGGATCAGGACCCGCACCAGATGGCGGCTGACCGCCGGGCGGCTCGGGCCAATAAGCGCATTGGTACGCGCATCTAACTTCTTCAAAACTCCTGCCCAGTGGCCCGTCCGGCGCGGTTCGTCGGTGTATTTCTACTGCGTTTTTCTACGTAAATGGCAACTACTGCTGCAATTCTTAGCACGGCGCTCCTGGGTGGACTGTCCGTCGTGTACGGCCCCGAGCAATTTCGCGAGCTGGTACTGAAGCCCGTTATTGAGTCGCCTGATGTGGCGCAAATCTTCACCATTCGCAATGGCGTGAAGGCCAAAGAAGACGTGCTCTTCGTCGGCAAGTTTTCCAAAATCACCCATTTGGATGCCGGGTGCGGCTCGACGCCAACCACCCCCGAAATCCCCATCGACAAGCTCACCTGGGACCCCGTGAAAATGGAGGCCTGGATTGCTGAGTGCGCAGACGAGCTCGATAAAACTTTTCTAGCCTGGGGCCTGGATGTGGGTTACGAGCGCTACGACCTGGACCAGGCTCTGATTAAGATCAAAGCCGCTGACCAGTCGGATGCGCAGGCTATCAGCTACTGGACTGAATTTATTCAGGACCAGTTCACCCAAGCTCTGCGCTCCGACATCTTCCGCATCGGTTTCTTTGGCAACAAGGACATCACGGCGGCCAGCCTCACCGCCGGTGCCGCTGACGTGAAAAACTACAACCAGGTAGATGGCGTGTTTGAACAGGTCTTTGCCATGGCCACGCTTTTCCCTTCAGTGCGGGCATACACGATTGCCGCCAATGCAACGGCCGACCAAGAGCTGGCCGCTGGCGTATCGAAAGCCATTTTCCGCGCACTGGTTAAGAACGCCCCCCGCCACCTCAAGCGCGACCCTGACCGGATGATCCTCTGCACGCAGTCGATTGCCGATAACTGGGCAGATTACCGCGAAGACAACGACAACGTGTCGGAAAGCTGGGTGCTGCAGGAAACGGGCATTGAAGGCCCGAAATATCGCAAGGTGCCCATTATTCCCGTCGATGAATGGGATGAAATCCTGGAAACGGATTTCAACGTGGCAGACCAGGTAGACTTGCCTCACCGCGCTATCCTGACAACCAAACGCAACCTGCAGCTGGGCTTTGACAGCTACGACGCTGCTACGCAGGTAGCCGCTTGGTTCAACATGGAAACCAAGATGAACCACATGCGCTCGAACTTCAAGTTCGATGTGAAGGTGATGAGCAAGGACCTGGTTGCTGCTGCTTACTAGCCTATCCTAGACGAAACCGCCCCGGCCACGCTAGGCTGGGGCCATTCTTCACGAAACTCATAGGAGGAACAGAGATATGGCATCCTGCCGTCAACTGAAAAAAGGCTCGTCGGCCCCGTGCGAAACGGGCGCTGCGGGCATGAAACCCAAAACCGTGCTGGTGCGCAAGGCCGACATCGCCGGCGTTTCGCGCAACGGCACCTTGAAAAAGGCGGTCCTCATTACGCTGGTGGCCACCAAGAAAGGCTTCCTATTTGAGGGCCTGGGTAGCAGCAACGCCGCCCGCGCGGAGCTGGTGCCGGGCAAGTACAAACCCAGCTACAAGCACGATTTCGACCTAGTGGCTTTCGACCCGGGCCCAGAGCAGGCTGAAACCATGGAAGATTTGGCCGCCGATGCGGAAGGCGTGGTTTCCATCACACCGGATAACAACGGCTATTACAAAGTACTAGGGCTGAATGCAGGCCTGCGCCCCTCGGCTATGAAAACCGACAGCGAGGATGCAGATCTGGGCGGTGGTATCCCTGCCACGCTTTCCTCGGACAAGGAAATCGGCCTGGCCGATTACTTCATGGTAGTCACCGATGGCGTCTACGACGCGGCGGCCACCAAAACGGCCTTTGAGGCACTGTACGCCTAATGCAGGGGGTGAGTGAGCAGTGGGCGGAAAGGGCTCGTCAGATAAAACTGGCGGGCCTGAGCCGCACCGACTCGGCGGAGCTGGCGGCCGTGCATGCCGGCTTATACCCCACAGCGGAGCCCGTTCGGGTAGGCTGCTACAAATGCCTGGCCGAAGCCTTCCAAGCCATCCTGCGCGCTGTGCGCACCTTAACCGATTCCCCCAACCCTTCTTTTCCAGCCCCTACGGCCATGAACAAAGTAGACCGCAAGTACTCGTTTACCGACCCCAAGCAAACCTACCGTCCCCACAACTCGCCGGTGGTGTTCTCCAATGAGAACCTGACCGACGCCCGCGTGGCCATGATTCTCAAAGGAGACCCGGCCGCCGCCGTGCACTTCGGCATCTCCGAAGAAGAGGGCCAGGCCTTCGTCGGCGAGCAGGAGGCGGTATTGGCAGCCCTGGCCCTGGGCCAGCAGCCTACGGACGAAACCGGCACAACCATCACCATCAAAACGGGCGTCAACCCGCTGGCCAACGAGAACAGCGAGGAATACAAGGCCGAGTACGCCAAGCTCGACACGCTGAAGCGCGACGAGCTGGATACCCTGTTTTCGACCGAGGTGGTCGACGGCCAGGACCCGAAGACCTTCGCCAACAAAGGCGAGCTGATCAAAGCCCTGCTGGCCTTCCGCGTCAAGTAAGCTTCCTGCTCTGATTCCAGGAAAGGCCCGCACCGCGCTTGCGGTACGGGCCTTTTTTCTACCCTTCTTCTTTTGCTTGCCGTGTCCACTGCTCCAGCTGCTTCAGAAACGCAACCCCTTGCTCCATTAGCCCAGGCCCAGCGCCAGGTGATTAAGGCCCAGGCTCCCTTGCGGCCCGAGATTATCACGCTGAGCACGCCCACCGACTACCCGAAGTGGGGCGACGACAACCTGTATCCGCAGCGCCTGCTCTCGGCCATGGCAGCCAGCGGCACGGCCTCGGTGTGTGCTGAGCGCAAAGCGCAGTTCATTGAGGGCAACGGCTTTACCGATCAGACCTTCTACCGGGCCGTCATTGACCGCGCCGGCGGCACCGTCGATGCATTGCTGCAGCCAGTCGGCAACAACACGGCCTACCTGGAAGGTTGGGCCGTGCGGGTGAATATCAACGCCAACGGCTTTCCCTGCGAAGTACTGCACCAGCCCAAAGAGCAGGTGCGGCCCTACTACCCGGACGCCGATGGCGTTACCCGCTGGTGCGGCCTGGTGCGCAACCCGGCCGCCGTGGCCCGGCGTGGAGCTACCTACGCCAGCCGTTCGGGCCTGCAAAAGGTGCCCGTGTTCAACCCGCGTGAAAAGCCCGAGGAGCGGTTGAAGCGCATTTCGGAGTGGAAGAATGAGAAGGGGGAATTGGTAGGCCTGAAGGGCTACCCGGGGGAAATCTACTACTGGTTCCAGAAGCGTACCGGGGCCTACCTGCACCCGCGCCCGCTCATTGATGCTGTGCTGGACGATGTGTATTCGGAGCCACTGCTGAAGCGGAGCCGGGCTGCCGACCTGGACGGCCGCTACTCGGCCCAGGTGATGATTACTGAGTTCGGTACCGCCACGCCTACCCAGGAAGTGCTGGACGCCAACCAGGTGAAGTACGGGCAATTTGTTGGCCCTGATGGCAGCCGCATCTTGCTACAGTATGCTGATCGGCCAGAGACCAAGCCTGCTGTTGATACGCTGACGGCTCCCGATGCCAGCAAACGCTACGTCACCGACGAGGACGCCATCAAGGGCAACATCCGCGAAGCCATGCAGATGCCGGGCGTGCTGCTGGGCCGCGAAATAGCCGGCAAGTTGGGTAGCTGGCAGGAATTCCAGGATGCGGTGGCCTACGTGCAGGCCCTGGTGGTCAACTCGGCCCAGCGCAGCATCGAGCGGGGCTTCGAAGCCGTGTTCCGCAATTTCCAGAAAGCAGATGGCACGTTCCCTTTCCAGCAGCTGCAGGATTTCTCAATTCAAAACCTGACACTGGAGCAAGCCGCACAGCTAGCCGGCGTGTCGCAACCCGCCTCAACAGATGGAACATCTGCTCTTTAGCCTGGAAGATTTCGCCCCCTATCAGGAGCTGCCCGAAAATATCCGCTTGGACCGCATGGCTCCCCACATGCGCGAAGCCCAGCGGCGGTTGAAAGGCGTGCTCACGGAGCCGCTGCAGGCTGAGCTGGTCCGGCGCCACAAAGCTACGGAGCTTACCGGCGACTACCTGGAACTGCACAGCAAGGCAATACCGGTGCTGGTGCATGCCGCACTGGCGTACTTCTGGCCCTTCTCGCAAACGACGCTTACCGCGGTAGGCCTGCGGCAAAAGAATAGCCAGTACTCGGACCCAGTGGACCCGCGCACCCTGGCCAGCCAGGCGGCGGTGTTCGACGGCCGCGCCCTGAGCTACGAGGTAGAGCTGCGCGCCTGGCTCATTACCCATGCAGTCAGCTTCGTCGGCTTCTATCCGGATGCCTCGCACTGTGGCGCCCAGCCGGCCCCGAGCCGCATGCCTACCGTGGTGGTGCAGGCAATCCGTCGACTCCGCTAATTCTCTTTCCATGAATCCCGTGCGCCATACCCATACCGAATTCTTTAAGCTCCTGGGCTTCCACGGTGCACGGGATTTGTTTGCCTCGGCCTTCGGCCTGAAGGCCTACCCGCTACCGCTGCTCAAAATCCAGCTCAGCGGCACGCTGCTGGCGGCCGTGGTGGCCTTCTGCGCGAAGTGGATCTGGAGCCCGCCTTCGGCTCTGTTCCTGCTGCTGGCCCTGGACCTGCTCAACGCCCGCTACGGCTACCTGGCCGACGTGAAACTACGCGGGGGCCGCTTCAAGTGGGACGAGCTGCAGCGCACGGCCGGCAAGATGCTGGCCACGCTGCTGGTGCTTACGGCCGTCAAGAATGCCATTAACAGCTACGAGTACTACAGCTACGCCGCGGACGTGGTCTTTGCCTGGCTCTTCACCCACAAGCTGCGCAAGCTGGTGGTGAAGATGGTTGCCCTGAAAGTCGTCGAGGGCGGCCTGCCCAAACTCATCCTGGGCCTGCTGGCCAGCAAGTTCGGCCCCTACATCGTCGATGCGGTGCAGAAGAAAGAACCGGCCCCTGAACCTGATTCCGAATTGGTAGCCGCCGGCGGTACTCCACCACCTGGCCCAGCTACTCCCTAACCTTATCGAGCATGCTACTCACCAAACAACTCCTAATGGCGGCCGTGACCGGCTGCACGGGTACCGAGGCCGACAAGTTCCTCAAACCCCTCAACGACACGCTGGCCCGCTACAACATCAGTACGCCCTTACGGGTGGCGCACTTTCTGGCCCAGATCGGGCACGAGTCCGTGGGCCTGGATGCCGTCCGGGAATACGCTTCCGGCGCCGCCTACGAAGGGCGCAAGGACTTGGGCAACATCATCCCCGGCGATGGGGTGCGCTTCCGTGGGCGGGGCCTGATCCAGATTACGGGCCGCGCCAACTACTACGCCCTGAGCCGGGCCTTCGGCGTGGACTTCGTGGCCAACCCCGTGCTGCTCGAGCAGCCCCAGTACGCCGCCCTGTCGGCCGGCTGGTTTTGGAAGGGCCGGGGCCTGAACGAGCTGGCCGACGGCAACTTCTTTCTCACCATCACCAAGCGCATCAACGGGGGCACCAACGGCTATGCCGACCGGGAGCGGCGCTTCCTGGTGGCCGCCAAAGCCCTGGGCGTGCCCGGCGGTGTGGCACCCAAGGTAGCATAGCTCCACTAACTAGGTCCACCAACTAACTCCATCAACTCCATCATTTCACCTAATTCTGTTTGCTATGAAACTGCCAATTCCTGCTTTCGCCTATCCCATCATCCTGCTCTGGGTGCTGGCCATCGTGGTTTCGCTGACGCACTACCACCCCGGCATCCTGACCTACCGCCAGTTCACGGGCGGACTTTTCTTCACGGCCCTGGTGGCCTCAGTGCTCTGGCTAGTGCTGGGCATTCGGGCTCAAAAGAAGTAAGCCGTGTTCTGGCTGCTGTTCCAACTCTTCGCCGCCGTGGACGGGCTCTGTGATGCGCTACTCTACGGGATGCGCGGGGCCGACTCGTTCAAGTGGAATGAGCACGCTCCGCTCGTAACTCGCCGCGTGCTGGCCGTCTTAACGGCTTTGTGTGCTAGTGCTGATGCTATGCTCATTGGTGTTGCCTCGATTGGTGACTGGCCAATCTGGCTGGTTTGGTTCCTTTGGCAAACTGTTGCTGCAGGGCTGAGCTACTCGCTCTTCCATAACGAATCCTACAACTTCGGCCGGGTGTGGATTCGGGAGCAGACCCTGGCCAAGGCCTGGGCCGAGTTTCGCTTCAACTATCAATCTTCTACCACGTCGGCCCGCTGGGACTTCGATGGCACCCAGCGCTGGGTGATGGCCGGCGCGGCCGTCGTCGTGATGGGCCTGGGCTTTCTTCTTTTAATGAAACTATGATGGACAGTAAACCACTTGCGCAGTTCGTGCGCTTCCTGACTTGGTGCAGCTTTGGTAGCCTACTTCTGGTGCTGGTAACATTTATCGTTGGGCTTGCCCTAATGCTCACCAGTTGCACCACATCGAAGCCAGCGGCCCAGATGCACGAAGAAAATGCACTATTGCATCAGACAAATACAGCCGTTGGAGAGCCTGTTGACAGTATTGTACAAAAAAAATGCACCATTGCAACAGAAAATCCAGCGCTAAAACGGCGCCTTTTTGGCCTGCTGCCGCCTGCTCAACCTCGCAAGTTCAAGAACAAGGGCACCATCATCTACCAGGTAGGGGAGGGCAACACAGCAGCCAGTGCTAATAAGCCAGGCACCATGGCCACTGGCGCCGGGGCCACGGCTACCGACGCACAGAAAACCGAAGGGCCGGTGCAGGTGGGCCAGAACAATCAGGCTACCGACAATACCAAGGCGGGCCAGCGGGGTGGTGCAGCAGCTACGGGCGAAGGGAGTTCTGCCACGGCCACGACGACGAAGGCTTCTTGGCTATCGGCAGTGCTGCCCTGGGTGGTTGGCATCCTGGTCATTTATTCAGTGCTGCCCTTTCTTCCCATTCCGGGTGCTGGATGGTTGCTGTTACTGGCCATCCGACGCGGCCGAAGTAGGGAGCCAGAAACAGGCTAATTATTTTATTTAATAAGAGCAAAAAGCCCCGGCGCAGGTCGGGGCTTTTTTGTTTCTTAGAGCATGGGCTGCTACTACCAATCCGACTACGAAGATCCAAACGGCATGCCCTGGTGGGCAAAGGTGCTGGGAGTGGTGCTACTCATCGGCCTGGCCCGGCTGCTCATGTGGCTGTTCCCGTAAGTTAGGCGGCGAGTTGCACCTCGTGGATCAGCATGCGCGCCCGGTTGAACTCGCCAATCATCACCCGCATGGAATGATGCAGCCTAATCTGGTCGATACTATCATCTGACCGCTCGGGCATCGTTTTGTAGTACTCTTCTAACGGTGCAATATGAGGCAAAGCGTTGTCGAGGTGTTGGGACTGTTGTGGTAGTGTCACTGTAGTATATCTTTAGACGCTGCGAAAGGTACAGCAAATGTTCAAGAGAAAAACGCTGTTGAAAGCTCAGCAGAAGTATTTCTATTGAAAAAGTATATAGGCGAAAATCTATGGAATCTACTACACACGGTGTTGTCTCTGCCCTCATTTCTCATAAAGCGGAGATCTATAACACTATTGAAATTTCTCCTGGCTTCGATGACGAGCCATGGCGCATGGATCTAGACCATCGTATCAGCAAACCAATGGGACCGGAGAAGGCAGCGTCATACGTGACCGAGCGGTACTTGCTCGACCATCCGTATCAGTTGTTAACTGTGGGCCGGGCCGCTATAACAGAAGCTGTCCTGCAGGTGTTGAACGGGGGCCAGGAGTAG